CCCGTGACGAAGCAGGTGAGGTCTTGAGTCCGCATCAGATATGGTCTTACAAGACTGCACTAGAGTTGTTGCCAAAACAAAGACTGTGATATTATTAAGATTCTCCTTGGGTGAATAACCCTTTACCCGTCTGAAACATGGCGGGGTTTTTTTAACGCAGATAATGACCTGTCGCGGGGTACAAAATGGTAAACGATAATTATTCTCATTCCCTTTCGGAGTTATCATGGCTCAAGGGATAAAATACGAACCAACCGATGAGAGCAGAAGGCTTGTTACAGACCTCGCAAGTGTAGGCATTCGCTATGAGGACATCGCAGCGAAGCTACAAATAAGCTCTGACACTTTGGTCAAGTATTACAAGAAAGAATTAGATGATGGCAGAGTCGATGCTAATGCTGACATAGGTCGGTCTTTGTACAACCAAGCTCGTGAAGGTAACACTCAGGCTATGATTTTTTGGCTTAAGACTCGTGCAGGTTGGGCTGAGACACAAAAAGTCGAGCATAGTGGTGTAGATGGTCAGCCGATAGACTTGAACATCAAAGTGAACTTTGTTAAACCGTGACCGAGACAAGTCTACCTAACTGGTCTGAGGTATTGTTTAACGATAAGCTACGCTACATTGCGATCAAAGGTGGTCGTGGTTCAGGTAAGAGCCATTCTGTCGCTGAGTCACTTATCATTCGAGCAGCGTCCAAGCCACTCCGAATACTTTGCAGTCGTGAGATACAGAAAAGCATCAAGGATTCTGTAAAACGGTTACTTGATGACAAGATTAAGAAGGTAAACCTTGAGGGTTTCTACGATATTACAGACACAGAGATTAGGGGTAAGAACGGTTCTTTGTTCTTGTTTGCAGGACTGAGAAGTAACCCTGAGTCAGTCAAGTCAATGGAAGGCATAGACATCTGTTGGGTAGAAGAGGCTCAGACGGTTAGCCAAAAGAGCTTAGATATTCTCATACCGACCATTCGAAAAGAGAACTCACAAATCATCTTTACATGGAATCCAAACCAAGACACAGACCCTGTTGACTCGATGTTTAAGCAATCCATCTTGCCACCTGATAGTCAATTGCTTCACGTTAATTGGCAAGAAAACCCATGGTTTCCAAAGACACTTAGAAAAGAACTTGAGTACGACAAGTCACGAGACATAGACAAGTACAACCACGTTTGGGAAGGTCAGTATCTTGCCAATGCAGAGACACGAGTCTTTAAGAACTGGCGTGTCGAAGAGTTTGACGCACCTGAAGACGCTGTACATAGGCTCGGTGCTGACTGGGGCTTTGCTGTTGACCCCACAACGTTGATTAGATGCCACATTATCGGTAGGAATCTATACATTGACTACGAAGCGTATATGGTGGGCTGTGAGATTGTCAACACACCTGAGTTGTTTATGACCGTACCCGAGGCTGAGAAGTGGGTGATTGTGGCTGACTCTGCTAGACCTGAGACCATTAGCTATATGCGTAACAATGGCTTCCCAAAGATAATGAAAGCGGTAAAAGGTGCTAAGTCTGTAGAGGAAGGTGTAGAGTTCATAAAGAGCTATGACATCATTGTCCACCCACGTTGTTTGCACACTATTGACGAATTAACACTTTACAGTTATAAGCAAGACTCGCTTACTGGTAACATATTGCCTATACTAGAGGATAAGAAAAACCATTTGATTGATGCGTTAAGGTACGCTCTCGAAGGTGTTAGACGTGCAAAGGTCAGCAAACCTCAAACATTTACACCATTGCCAGTAGCGCACCGTTGGTAGTATCATAACGAAAATAAGGATTTATTATGGCACGATTGTCAAACGACCAGCGATTAGCGAACATTCACGCTGAGGCACTCACGCAGTTTGATGACGTGCAAACTGCTCTGCGAGATGAACGTCTGCAATGCTTGCAAGATAGACGGTTCTACTCAATCTCAGGCGCACAATGGGAAGGCCCATTACTCGATCAGTACGAGAACAAGCCCAAGTTTGAAGTAAACAAGATTATGCTGTCCGTTATGCGGGTAATCAATGAGTACCGCAATAACCGAATCACCGTTGACTTTGTAAGCAAAGATGGGCAAGAAAACGACAAAATGGCTGAAGTCTGTGATGGTCTTTATCGTGCAGACGAAGAGAAGTCAGTAGCAGATGAAGCCTATGACAATGCATTTGAAGAGGCTGTCGGTGGTGGCTTTGGTGCATGGCGATTGCGTACCGTCTATGAAGACGAAGAGAATGACGAAGATGACCGTCAACGTATCCATATAGAACCAATATTTGATGCCGATAGCTCGGTTTTCTTTGACTTGCAATCTAAGCGTCAAGACAAGTCAGATGCTAAATATTGCTTTGTAGTCACAAGCATGACACGGCAAGCGTACAAAGATGCTTGGGGTGAAAGCCCATCGGATTGGCCCAAGATAGTTCACCAATATGAATTCGATTGGTGCACACCTGATGTTGTCTACGTTGCCGAGTATTACAAGGTAGAAGAGAAGACCGAAACAATCCGTATATTCCGTGCTATTGATGGCACAGAGGAACGCTACACACAAGATGACTTTGCTAATGACGAGACACTAGAGGAAACTCTAATGGCTGTCGGTAGCGTTGAGGTACGTCAGAAACGGGTCAAGCGCAAGAAAGTACGCAAGTACATTATGTCAGGTGGCAAGGTGTTGGAAGATGCGGGTTACCTTGCAGGTAAGTGCATTCCAATCGTGCCTGTCTATGGGAAGCGTTGGTTTGTGGATAACATTGAACGCTGTATGGGTCATGTGAGACTGGCTAAAGACGCTCAACGCCTAAAGAACATGCAACTGTCAAAGTTGGGTGAGATTAGCGCATTGTCTAGCGTTGAGAAACCAATCCTGTTGCCTGAACAGGTCGCAGGGCATCAAGTTATGTGGTCAGAGGATAACCTTAAGGATTACCCGTATCTACTGGTAAACCCGATAACAGGTGCTGATGGTAGCCAACAGGCGACAGGCCCAGTCGCATACACACGCTCGGCACAAATACCACCTGCCATGGCAGCGTTGTTGCAGATTACCGAATCCGATATGCAAGACATTCTCGGCAATCAATCAGGTGCTGAACAGATTGCAAGCAACATCTCAGGCAAAGCAGTCGAGATGATTCAACAGCGTGTTGATATGCAGTCGTTTATCTACATGAGCAACTTTGCTAAAGGCATGAAGCGTTGCGGTGAGATTTGGCTATCTATGGCTAAGGACATCTACACCGAAGACATGCGTAAGATGAAGACCGTTGACCGTACGGGTGACGTTGGCTTTGTTGAACTCATGCGACCTGCATTGGATAAGTCAGGTGCTATGGTCATAGAGAACGATATGACAAGTGCCTCGTTTGATGTCAACGTAGATGTTGGGCCATCAAGCAGTAGCAAGAAGTCAGCCGTTGTCCGTGCATTGACAGGTATGTTGCAGATTACCCAAGACCCTGAGACAGCACAGGTGTTGACAGCCATGGCAATGATGAACATGGAAGGCGAAGGTTTGGCGGACACGAATGCTTATTTCCGCAAGAAACTGGTGCGTATGGGCGTGGTTGAGCCAACAGATGCAGAGCGTGAAGAGTTGATGGCAGAGATGCAAGGTCAGCCTCAAGACCCGAATGCCATATTCTTACAAGCCGCAGCTGAGGAAGCCACAGCCAAGGCAGCTAAGGCTCGTGCCGATACAGTAGAAACAATTGCTGAGGCAGAGTACAAACGTGCTAAGACTGCGGAAACCTTATCCAATATTGATAACGAAGACCAACGTTTAGCATTAGAGTCTGTTAAATCGATTCAGGAGATGGTACGTGGCTGACCAACGGGTTAAGGATTTTGCGTATCAAATACTAGAGGCACAACTCGCAAATGGTATGTCAGGAGCGCAGAATCCTACTCAACAGTTTGTCGCTGCTGTACCGACACCTGCTTCTATGCAACAACCACAGGTGACATCTTATTCAGACATAGAGCCAGCGTTTTATGAGAAACGGTTGCCAATGGAAGGCAGGGCTACGTTCTTGCCATTCAGAGATACTATGGAAGGCTCTGTATTTAATAAGCGTGAGTTGGCAGTCCCTGGCATTCTTGCAGAACTCATGAACGCATTTACCGCACCTGCTCGGTCTATGACTGACCCAACGTTTAACGCTGGTGAAGAAGCCGCTAACATGGCTATGAGCGTAGGCGGTAGTGGCTTGGCTATCTCTAGGGGTATGAAAGCACCTACAGGTCAAGGCGGGTTTGATTTAGCTATGAACGCTTATCACGGCACACCGTATGATATTAAAGGTGGATTTGATTTAAGTAAAGTTGGAACAGGTGAAGGCGCACAAGTATACGGGCATGGAATATATTTTGGTGAAGCTAAAGCAACTGGCGAACAATACGCAAAATTATTAGCAAACAGAGATGTTGCAAATCAAGGAAGATTAAACGCACATGCTAATGCACAGCGTCTTGTAAATCTTTCTGGTGACCCGAAATATGCTGCTGATGACATTAAATTTGTTCTTGAGTCAAATCCTGATAGCCCACAAAAATCTTTATTAGAAAAAACATTAAAATATATTGAGTCTGGTGAATATGCTAAACCTTTAGAAAATAAAGGAAATCTTTACAAAGTAGATATACCAGATGAACAAATTCCTAAGATGTTAGATTGGGACAAACCAATTGCACAGCAAAACAAAGCAATTTTAGATATATTAAAAAATGAACCAGCCATTCTTGCAGATTTAGCGAATGGAAAATCGTTAGACAAATTGACTGGTGAACAGGCGTATCAAGCAATTGCTTCAACTTTTGATGTAGGACAAGCAGAAGCATACAAACTTGCTTCAGAATATTTAAACAGTAAAGGTATTCCAGGCATACGTTATTTAGATGAAGGAAGTCGTGCTGCTGGTAAAGGCACTAGCAACTTTGTAGTATTCGACCCTAAAACGCTAAAGATACTAGAAAAGAACGATATGCCTGTAACAGAATGATGCAACACTTGCTAGATTAACAAATAGCGTTAAAATAAAAGTATCGGTATCCAGTCAGCCGTTTAATGACTGAGTTTGAAGGGGTTTTAAATGAATGATCAGGCAGAATTGGAGAATGATAACGAGTCAATTGAAGACCAAGATGAAAACCTTGAAGTTGTTGATGCAGACGAAAGCGTAGACAACGAGGGTGAAAATCAAGAGTCCGATGATGATGAAGTAGTCGTTTCTATAGGTGAGGATTCGCCACCTCAAGAGGAACACACTCAAGCACCTGAATGGGTACGAGAGTTGCGTAAGACAAATAGAGAACTACAGCGGCAGAATCGAGAGCTACAAGGTAGGT